AGTTGTACTAGTTGTTGTCGGAGTTGTAGTTGTACTAGTTGTTGTCGGAGTTGTAGTTGTACTAGTTGTTGTCGGAGTTGTAGTTGTACTAGTTGTTGTCGGAGTTGTAGTTGTACTAGTTGTTGTTGTAGTAGTGGTTAAATTATTCTCGTAATCAAATTCAAATTCTCGATATTTCAGTACAGCAGAACATTTTATAATAGCCCCATCTTGATCAGACTGATCAAATACCAACTTTCCTAAACGATGTATCCAGCAATCTTTAAAAGTAAACAAATTTACTTCCTGCAATCCTTCATCCAATATAGATAACTTTACATCTAAGCCATACATGGTATCTATATCATTATCTGTATCCAATTCAGTTATATTAGTCAATCTAGTCAACCAAGCATATAACACCGCATATTGAACTAAACTTGAAGATAGATTAAATTGTATATTCAAAGTCTTATCATCTGATCTCACCCCAGATGGCATTGGTACTTCATATCCTCGATATTTTACCATTACCTCATTTACTACAATTTCTGGTATTTCAAATGAATAAACATTCATCTGCAATGTTGAAGAAATATCATCCAAAATTAAATCCAAAGGAATATCTATAATAAACTTATCTTTTGTAGATAAATTATAACTGTTCTGATCTATTGATGTATTCGACATTATTTTATTCCATAGTTGTTTATCTTTATTTATCTAATTTTTATAAATAATACAAAAGAACAAAACAGGTTTACTTATAAATGACTGATAATGAAATTAAAGAACTGGCTTTCCATCTAATTAAAAATGGAAAATATATCACTGAAGATACAAAAACTTCAGAATATTTAAGTGATGAAGATAAGCGACAATTGGTTATAGATTTTCGTGAAGCTAAATTAGATGACGATGAAGAAAGTGCAAAAGCCATTATGAGTATTTTATATGCTGAAGTAGAAAAGTTAATCTACAAATATGCACATAAATATGGTTATGATGCAAATGAAGTTCATGACTTAACTATGGTTGGAACTATTTCTTTTCTTAAAGGAATAACTGGTGATGATGAAACTGATGCTGGATATAATCCAGTTGGTGATGTGCCATTTAATATGTACGTTATTAAGACTGTTAAAGGTGCTATGATGAACCGTAAAAGAAAAGAAGCTAAATATAAAGAAAAAATTCCGGTCTCTATGGATGCTCCTATTAGTGGTGAAGAAAGTGAAGCTGATATGTATAATATTGAAGAATTATCTGATGAAGGTTCTCATGGAGATATTTTAGAAAGTGATGTTTTAGAACTATTAGTTGATCTTCCAAATACACAAGAAAGAAATAAAGATATATTCAAAATGTATTTTGGATTAGATGATGAATACAGAAAAACATATAAAGAGATAAGTGAAGAATATAATATAAGTAAACAGGCGGTTGCCGCAATAATCAATCGTGTTGTAGAAAAATTAAAAGACATTATAAATTAAAATCAAGGAGCTAAAATGGCTGATGTAAGAGTATTACAAGAATTTTATGAAAATCTTCGTAGGAAAGGTCGATTACTTAATCACCTATTTCAAATTAGTGTAACTAAATCTGGAATGGAAGATTTACAGTTGTATGGTCAGAGTACAAATATTCCATCTAGAATTGTTAATATGACTCAGATTGCTTTTCTTGGTCAGGAATTTGATATTCCAACTACTCTTGATGAGGGTCGTACTTGGCGTGTTGAATTAGCTTCTGATAAGAACAATGATCTATACAATGCAATGTTAAATTGGCAAGCTGAATATGCAAGTTTAATTAACTCTGGTGGTGGGTATAAAGGAATTTCTCCTGAAACCGGATATATCGAATTACTTAATCATGCAATAACTGGTGTTGTTGATGGATTTTCTTTAGCTGGTGTATTTCCGAAAGAGATTGGTGAGTTGTCTCTTGATAGTACAGGTGGTGGCGAGTTAGCTACATTCTCTGTAGATTTTGTTTTCCAGTATCGTTATAACTCAGCATATTTAGACCCAGTTCGATAAATTATGGCTAATCCATTAATTGATAAAATTTTAATTAAAGAAAATATAAATCATCTATCATTTCTGATACTTGAAGGAATAAATGTAAACTCTTTATCTCAACTATTTCAGCAAGAATTAGTTGGAGATAAAGATTATAACGATTTAAGTGATGAAGAAAAAGAAAAACTTAAATCGCATGTAACTAAAAGAAAAGAAGAAATAAAATCTTTAGTTGATTCAATCACAGAAAACCCAACTGAACAAGCTTTCATTTATACAATGCTAATGAAAGAAGATCAAAGATTTCCCGAAGACTTTGATGGCGTTAAGTCAACCATAGAGGCTTTTGCTAAAGTAAAAAATTCTGGTAATTTTAGTGGCTCAAAGAATATAATGGACTATAAAACCTTTCAAGACTTACATAAAGCTGTTTATGAATTTAAAGCTGAACACGGTAAAAGAAAACATGAAAGTGAATTTGACATTGGTTCTAAAGTAGCTGAAACAAATATGTTTACTGTTTATGAATTAGTGGATAGTGATTTTAAAGCATTTTCTAAATTCATTAACGATAATAGTATAGCTTGGTGTGTAAAAGATAAAAGTTATTGGGATGATTATGAACCACCTTATTATTATTGGGAAAAAGACAGCAAACCATTTGCGTTATTAAATTTTAACTCTAATGAATTTTTAGATATTCATGATAGCGAAATTGAACAATCTGATGAAATTATCGAAATGGTGTCTGAATTAGAAGCGTATGGTCTTTTGGATAGTTATGAAATCCCTATACAATTATATAAAAATAAAGATTTACCAAAAAACGAATTATTTGTTGAGGTGTTTGGTGGTGAACTTGATGAAAATGGGGTTATATCACATAGAGGTTCGGTTGAAAGTTCCGAATTAAGTCATTTCATTATTAATGAAAAATTAATAATTAAGTTTAAAACCGTTAATGGAGATTTTGATTGTAATACATGCGACTTAATCACATTAATTGGTTGTCCACAAATAGTTGGTAGACATTTCAACTGTTCTTATAATGACCTTACTTCATTGAAAGGTGCTCCAAAAAAAGTTGGTGGTAATTTTAAATGTGATCATAATAATTATAATATTTATAATAATAATAATAATAATAACCAATTTTCATTGGATGGTGCTCCAAAACTAGTTGGTGGTGATTTTGATTGTGATCATAATAATTTAACTTCATTAAATGGTGCTCCAAAAACAGTTGATGGTAATTTTAATTGTTTTAGAAATAATTTAACTTCATTAATTGGTGCTCCAAAAAAAGTTGGTGCTTTTGAATGTTCTCAGAATAAACTATCTTCATTAGTTGGTGCTCCTCAAACAGTTGATGGTAATTTTTTATGTGTTGATAATAATTTAACTTCATTATCAGGTGCCCCAAAACTAGTTAGTGGTGATTTTTACTGTTATGACAATAAGAAAAATTTTACTGTGGATGATGTTAAAGATGTTAGTAATGTTAAAGGAACTATTATAATTAATTCTAAGGATGTAAATTATGGCTAAACCAATAAATGATGTTTTTGTTAAAGAAATGTATCTTATTGATACTGTATCGGCTGATGTAGCTGAAAGATTTTATACTAAATTGTTAAATCAGGAAACTTATGTCCTTAATGATTTTATTTCTAATCCACAAGGAGTTGATTTAGACGACTTGACGGCATTTTATACGCAGTTGGTATATTCAGTCGTAGAATCCATTATGCAACGCTTAGAGTTGACTACAGCCCAACAGAACTCATTGACGACTAAGGTTACTAAGGTTGCTAGTGATTATCTACAAGAACAAGCTATTTTAATTGATTTTATTAGAGAACCAGAAAAGGTTGTTGATTTTATTTATAAATTAGCCGCCGAAGCTGTTGCACAATTAACCGATAAAGTTATTGAAAAAATAAAAGTTCCTGCTGATTATACTGCTTGTGAGAAATGGGAATATCAAGGTATGCTTCCTGATGTATTTCCAAAAGTTTAAATAGTTAAAATAAAACTACTATGAATGTCGCTAAACCGGATAATGGGTTCAGAGGTAATCTAAACCTAAAAGCCCCAAATTCTGTTGAGTATGTTAGTAAAAAAGTAATCCAAAATCGTGAAGATGAATTTATCAAATGTGGATTATATCCAACATACTTCACCGAAAAATATTTTACTATACTTGACTTAGATAAAGGTAAGGTAAAATTAAAATTATATCCTAAACAAAGAGAACTTGTAAATGCTATATTTAGTAGTAGACGAATAATAAATTTAGCTGCTCGTCAAGTTGGAAAAACCACTTCTTATACTGTATTTGCACTCCACACTTGTATCTTTGAAAAAGATAAAAAACTATTAATCTGTGCGGATAGTGAAGAAAAATCCAAAGAGTTCTTAGATAGAATAAAATTAGCTTACGAAAATCTTCCAAACTGGTTAAAACCTGGAGTTGAAATTTGGAATAAAAAGAAGATTAAATTTTCTAATGGTTGTACTATTGTTGCAATAGCCACTTCTTCTAACTCAACTAGGGGCTATTCGGCAAATTATTGTATTTCTGGTAATTCAACCATTAAAATTAAAATAGATGGTAGACCATATAAAAATAAAAAAATAATAGATGCATACCAGATTATAGAAGATAAAAAAACAAATTGTCCATGTCTGGAATTAACTGACATAACCCCAGCTATAGAATTTTGTAAAACGGCGGTGGATATAAAATGAAGAAATATGAACGAAATATAGCTAAAACATGGACATTAAATGATTTAAAACATGAATATCAATTAGGTAACATGTCCGCTTATAATGTACAAGCTTTTATCGTACAGAATAAACATCTGAAAAATGAATTATTAGAATTTAGTGAAACTCTTATTGGTGTAGATAAATTAAGGACTTTACAGGTGTTCTATCATTATATCAATGGGGTCATAGAACCAGAATCAGATAAACATGGTACATATAAACATTTTAAAAATATGAAATATGTAACGGGGTTTTGTCCATTACTTAGGTCAAAATTGAATAATATAGTAAAGTTGGAATTGGTTTTACATAAATTTTTATCACCAATAAATACTGCCAATTTTCTATCTAAAATATCTAGTGAAATATATATAAGAAAAATAACTAAATTTTTAGATAAAGATAACCCAAGTGATTTAACTAGATTATATTATATTAGTGAACAAATCAGTGAACCACTATATTGTATAACTTGTGGTAAGTTTATTACACAACCAGTTAAAAGTAGAAAATATTGTGTACCAGCGGCACTAAGACACAATAGAACAACAATATCAGCATGTGAAAAGTATTATATTGATTTTACTAAAGACATTAAACCACAAATATTAAAAATAACCCACCCAGCAAATATCCTTAAAGTAAATATTAAATTAAAAAATATTATAATTTCATATTGTTCAAAAATTAAAAATTTCAATATGAATAAAGCGTCTGATTCTTGTTTACTTTATCATTGGTTAAATGACATTAATGAAGTACCAAAATGTGTAAATTGTGGTAAATTTATTTGTCAATCTAAATTTAAAACTAGCTTGATTCGTTATAGTGAATGTTGTTCACATAAATGCTCTCAGAGTTACCTCCCAAACGTATGTAAACGATTAATTAATAACTCACTAAATGCTCTTGGTTCAAACACCAATGTTGGTAAAAACGAAAGATTATTGGTTAAACGGTTTTCCCAAAAAACTGGATTTGATTTTGATATACAACAACATGTCGGAAAATATTTCCCAGATGGTTTATATAAAAATATTGTTTTAGAAATAAATGAAATAAATCACACTTATCCAAAACAAATAAAACGTGATATTAAAAAATATGATTTTTTAATATCACGAGGTTATAAAATTATTATAATTTGGGAGAAATTATATAAATATAAATATCATATTGCAGAATTCTATAAAAAACGATATGGTGAAGATAAAATATTACAATATATAATACATAACTTTGAGGTATTCACTGATGATGGTTGGTGTAACTTTGATGGTATAATTGATAATGGTATACGTTCAGATTTGGTTAAAATAAACAATAATCTTGTTTGTACTACGGATCACGGTATTTTCACAACTAACGGCAAAATTGAAGCTGGTAATTGTGAAAATAAACGAAGTTTCACTTATAATGATTTAACTGAACCAATGTACATTAAAAAAATAAATAAACCAGAACGAGTATATGATTTAATTAATGTTGATAACACCAAACATTCATTTTTTGTTAATGACGGTAATTTTTTGGTTTCAAATTGTATTTTGGATGAAATGGCTTTTGTTCCCCCAAATATTATAGATGATTTCTGGACTTCTGTTATGCCAATTATTTCCCGATCAGTAACATCAAAGATCATTATTTGTTCAACTTCAAATGGAATTGGGAATAAATTTCACGAACTTTGGTGTGATGCAACTATCAGTGAACATAGTGTATGGACTCCAATAAGAATTGACTGGTGGGATGTCCCTGGAAGAGATGAAGCTTGGAAGAAAGCCGAAATTGAAAGCTATGGTCCAGGCGGTGAAAGAAAATTTGCTCAAGAATATGGTAATGAATTCTTAGGTAGTTCTCCAACTCTATTGAACGCAAAGGCATTAAATTCTTTAATTGAAACTGAAAAAGAATATAGAACACCTTATACAACTAAACAAATTGGTAATGATAAAATTGGTAACTGGAATATTAAAATCTATGAACAACCAATTCCAAATAATGCTTATGTACTTGGCTGTGATGTTGGTGAAGGAATAGGTTCTGATTATAGTGTGATTAGAATATTTAATATAACTAACCTTTCAGAAATAAAAGAAGTAGCTTATTTCTCATCTAATATCATCAACGGACCAAGCTTCGCATATTTAATCACCAAACTAGGTATACGATACAATTATGGTGCTGTTGCATTAGAACGTAATGGAATAGGTAAATCAACCTTAGACTTCCTTGTAAACGTCTTTGAATACGATAACATAGTTGATGTTGGAAATAAATCTGATTCAGTTGGAATATTCTCAAGCAATTCCACTAAGGTTGATGCTTGTATTCATTTTAGAGATTCTTTAGAGAGTGGATTAATTAAACTTATTTTAAGAGACCGTGATAGTCTATTAGAACTCCAAAAGTTTGAAAGAGTTAAATCTAAATCACATGTTTCATTCTCTGCTTCTTCTGGACATGACGATACTGTTATGGCTTTGATCTGGGGAATATATGTAACTAAACTAGATATACTTGAAATGTACTATAACATAACTGGATATGGTAAAGGTCTATTTGGTGAAGAAGTTCCAATAATATGTAGACCAGATTCCAATTCCATGATTGAAGATTCATTTGATACTGAATCTATGTATGAACAGAAACAATTAGATTATGAAAAGAAAGTAGATGAAAAATTAAATCTAATGAGTGGAAGTAAATCTATTAATGAAATTGTAACAAATAATTATGGTTTAACTACTGTAGATAAAAACCCAGAAGATGACGACGATGATTTCTTTGTCATGGCTGGAAACGGAGTAAATTTAACGGATGAAGAATGGTAAATTATAAATAATTATATGAAAAATATATTTAAACCGGAAAAAATTTATAATCTTTCTAAGACAGAAGAACTAAAAGAATGTCTTGATACTTGTTGTAATATTAAACCAACCGTTATTGTTACTGACAAAATTCTCATAAAATGTTTAAACTGCTCTTCTTTGATTTCTATTAATGGATCTGATGAAGATTCTTTATATCGCGCAATGATTCAATGGAACTTAATTATTAGGAGTCTGAAATGATTTTATATATCTACAATGAATTTGTTATATATTTTTTACTTTCAATAGTATTATTTTACTTTTAAAGTTTTACAACGAATAAGTCTGGTTTATTTATTTTATTCCCTGCAATAATTTTATTTACTACTAAGGATTTGTTTTCTTTTAATGTCTTATAAAGATTTTATGTACCACTAAGGATTTGTTTTTACTTTAGTCGTTTAAACGACTTCTAAGCCCCTCTTAATCTTTTTCTTATCTTTACCCTTCAATGTAATTAATCATCTTACATGATTGCTAAAATCATGTCATATCCATAGCTAACTTGTAACCTTGTTGATTAGTTGTTATTCTCATCATTTTAATTTTAATTAATAAGCTTGATTGATTTATTTACTTTTCAATTTATTTTATTTAATTTTTTTAACCACTCTAACGTGAAACTTTGTTTCTCGCTTCTTTCAAAGTGCTTCTGATAGAATATATTTTGTTTAATTTGAATGTTGACACAGAGCAAACTAGGCTGAGTGATCTCATCCTTAGTTCATTTAGCTCTATTTGAGGTTAAAGCTTAAATATGGTTTGTCGAGTGATCTTGAATTCGATGAAGTTAGACTATGTAGATTTACACTACAACCAACAACAATACCATTCTTCTAAGATGTCCAAATACATTACCCTTACAATCAGTAATAGGCTCTTACCACCGACTTCACGGTGGATTCTCTGTCATGTTTAAGTGTTCCCTCTATTCTTTCAAGAGGCACTTAAGAGCATGGACTGTTTGGTGGATAAATCCGTTCTATTAATTGTCTAAGACTTCTAAACAAAGCTAACAGCTTTACAGGATTAAATCCAAAATTGGCTCGGAGATATGACGGTTGTCCTGTACATACCCGAATGACTTACACCACAGTAAGTAAAACTGCAAATGTCATTTCTTGCCATCAAACCGGATCTTTCGATAACAACGCCCATTTACGCCTGTTAAATTAATAGATACGGATAACCCATCTTAAATCATAATTTAACGTGTGGTTGTCTTAATTCCACGACCGTTTGTAAAAATGAATCGCTAGACACTAAAAGAACTAGTCTGAACATCTTTAATTTTTCTTAACTCTAAGATTTATTATAAGAACAATAGTATGAAGTAAACAAGATTAAAGTCTAGTTACTTCAAATTGGTCAATCTTTCTTATAACACTTCCTACGGATAGATCAAAAATAATCTATCAACACCTTTTTTAATTGATGTCATTAGTTTGTATTATAATGCGAAAAAAAGAAAAGTCAAATTTATTTTGAAGAAAATTTTCTTTTTATTATAAATAATTCTGTGAGATGGTATGCTTTGGTACCCAACCAGAGTTTCTTTAGACTTAGTAAACCTAAAGAAAACATCTCATATCTTTCTTTTATTTATAAAATTTTTCTATTTTTTATTTTTACTGTTGACTTTTTATTCAAACTTGGTATTATAAGAGTAATGAACTAATAAATTAAACTAGGAGAACAAAAGATGTTAAACAAAGAAAAATTGAATATATTATTATCTTGTAGAGTTAGAGAAGTTGGTGAGATAATGAAAGTTGGTGATGTTGTTTTAATTAATAATTTATTTTTTAATCTTGGATTTACAACAGATTATGATAGATATTTTGCATCACAGCCAGTAACGGAAGGTATGTTAGGACAAGTAATTTGTGAATATTAATAAACTAAACTAGGAGAAATTGAATAATGTTTAAATCAATTTTAACATCGGTCTCAGTAACATTAGAGGTTTTCTTTACAGGAAGCCATAAACTATTAAAAGATGCTAACGAAGCACCAATGAGAGGTTAATTATGGACAAGATGGATATGTTGTAAAGATCCAAGAAAGAGATTACTTACACTTCGTAAACGTTATTATCTTATTGATGAATCAGAAACTCAACATATAATAATCAAATTAATTGAAGTTTGTGATGTGTATTTTCCAATTAAACTTTCTAGAGTTATTAGTGAGTTAGATTGTAATAATGCTAAATGGACTGTTTTTCCTTATGATTATACAGAAGCTTGTTTGGATATGCTCATTAATAGAATAAGATTATGTCGAAGAGATGAACTTCCAAAAGATTTATTGATTCCAGCTATGTTTAAGGAACGTGATGAAAATGGAAAAATAATTTAACAAAATCTTTCAATACCCATAGTATTTTACTGTGTTATGGGAGAAACTATCAAATAAAAAGAAAATATGAAATTATACATTAAAAAGAAAAATTGGGAAAATAAACCAATAGATTTAAAGGAAGAGCATTTCGACGATGCTCTTTCTGATTTATTAACCAAAGATGAAGTAACTAAGCTTGCTATCATCAACGACACCTATACATGTAACGTTTACTCCAGATTAAAAAACAAATGGACTATATCAAGAACAATGAAAGTGGATAATAAAGATTCTAATGATTTTATAAATAATTGTGAGTTAGAAACAACTAAACCACTAAAAGAATATATGGAGTCAGTTCACTTGAAAAATTTAGAGCAAACATTACTTAAAGAATCTGCACCTAAAGTTGGGTTATTTTGGATTGATCCAGAAGATAAAGAGATTTATTCCGTAGATGTAAAAATTACTGATGGTGAAGCGTTTGGTGCAGGAACCGATAATCATTATATAGTTCATCCAAGTTCTCATTATGAATCATGGAGAAAAATAGATAAACCAAAAAAATTAAAATCAGTTCAATATGAAGATGTTCCAAGAGGTAGGGTAATTTTAAAGAGAAATCCAGTTGCCGAAAAGAATATGTTCTATGTTTATATGAGTCCAGTTCTTGATGAAGAAGAATATAAGAATATGGTATTAGATGAATTTAAGTTACCATTAAGCAGAACTATATTTGATTTTTCTGATGAACATTATTTTATTGATGATGAATTTATTAATGAAAGCAACGATGTTGACAATCAGCGAATATTAGATATGGCAATGGCTGGAGATTTAATCTGGTATGACTTGGATTTGATTATTGGAATCTATGGAGAAGTAAGTAAAGATAAAAATGTGAATATTGAATCTGATGGATTTATTGAATTTTTAGATGAAAATTATAAGGAAATCGGAAATGATGTTTATATCGATATGGATGATTTTATAAAATTAAAGTAAAAAGTATAAATACTTGTACTTCTCCTCTGTTTGGGTTTGTTGTTAGAAAATTTTCTAACAACAAACCTTTTTTATTTTAACTTCGCTTTTATAAATACTAGAAAAGAATAACAGGAATTTACTATGGCATTAGGATTACCACGAGACGTAGCTGGTTCAGTTTATGGACTGTTTAATAGTTATAAAAACAGAAATAAGGCAATAAGAGATAAACACATTAATACATCTCTATTGTCAAGGTACTATAATAAATCAGCTACGGATGATAATACTTTAACAGTTAGAAATAAATTTTTAGCAACATGGCTATATATTGACATAAATGATGTTAGTTCAGTATATTTGCCATTATTGAATGAGTTATTTTATTTGATTGAGAAAATTGAAACACCGAATTTAACAATAAAAGATGGTGTTCGTATAGATGAGGGTCGTGGACCATATCAAACACAATCTGATTCAATACCAACAACAACAGGTAACACTCTTGATATAATATATAGAGAAACACAGACACCAATAATCGAATCACTGGTGTCTGAATGGATGTATAATAATTCAATACCATTTAAACGCCCAACAAAATTTAATTTACAAGTAGATTTTTTTAGTGATTACAATGAATCAAAAACATTATCATATACATTTTACGGGGTTAGACCAAAACAAGTAAAAATGGTAGATGCTGAACACGATAGGAGACAAATATTATTAAGAAATGTAACATTTATGTTTGATACTGTATTTGTTGATCATTTTGATAATAGTTCAGATAAACCTAGAACAAATATTTTACCTCGTAGAAATAAATTTGTTGATATTGCCGAAAGAGTAACTGGTGTTGCTGAAGATGTTTTGGTTAAAGTGGATAATATTGAAAAAGTAGTTGACAACTTATAAACAAAGGGAAATTAAAATGAATTTTAAAGAAGCATTAAAAATGATTGACCAAAATAGTGCTGAGATGGTTAAGATTTATATACCATCAAAAGATGCAGAGTTTGATTTTAGAGCATTAACCACCGGAGATCAAAGATTATTAGCGAAGTCCGCTGTTTCTATGGATAATTACAATGGAGATTTAATTCGATTTGGGTTGTTCGATAAAATGTTAATAACCAGCGATGTACCAATGATGGGTATATCTAAAAAAATTATGTCCAGTGAATTATCTGTAGTTGATATGATTTCGTTTACGGCTTCACTTAAAAGTCAGATTAGCAATTCTGTTGACCATAAAATAGAATGTCCTATATGTGATGATGGTGTGATTAATAGACAAATTAATTTACCAGAAATTATAGATAACTGTAGAAATTTTACTCCATGTAGAACTTCTGTAGAATTAGACCATGATGGAGTAGACTATAAATTTATTCTCGGAGAAAGTGCTTGGTTTGATGTTGTGATATTAAGAGAGGCTATTAAAAAATCTTCATCAGATGAGAGTAGTGTTTCGACTTTAGCAAACTTTGCGTTTAACAATACATGTTTATACATAAAAGATTTGTTTATCAATGGAGAACAGATATTAACAGATGACAATAAACCATTCTGTAAGATGTCAGTTCCAGATAGAGTTAGATTATTTGATACGCTTCCTCCGGCGATAACTATTGATGACAAGAATGAAAATTCTTTACTTTCTATTGTGTTGGATAAATTTAATACTATTGATATACAGAAAAAAATATTTGGAGATAACCCAATTAAATGTCCGTCATGTGGGGCTGAATTGGGGGACGGTTTGACGTATGATAATTTTTTTATATTGTAAAGGATAATGATATTATCCAATATGATAATATGATGCGGCATTTTATTAAATTGTTAAAAAATGGAATCACATTTACGGAATTATTGAATATGTCAATAAACGAATGTTCAGAACTATGTACACTAATGAAGAATAATGAAGAATAGGATTTTAAATGGCTATAGCCGAAGATAAAAATAAACAAGCTGAGTTAGATGCACTTAGACAGCAGATAGATGACATTAACCGTAGAGTTGATTCGGATATGACTGTTGAACCATCTAAGGAATACTTATCTCATCTTGAAGATATACCATCAGAAATAAAGAGATCAGTTGGTGGGGCCTTTAAAACTTTATCTGGACATTTTATGAAACAGAGACCAGAAAAGATTTTAAAAGAATCAAGTAAACAAACACAGGAACTTATTAATAATTTAACAGATGATCTTACAGATAGACAGAAAAGTTTAGCTGATGAAATCGGTGGCATGAAAGAATTACAGGATGCTGGAAATGGTTCTCTTTTAACTATAGCCAATTCATTAACAGATATACCAGAAAAAATATCAGCTATGTTTGAAAAGGTATTAACTGATAGTAGTAAAACAGACACTATATCTGAGTTGATTCAAAAAATTGAAGATGGAACAATTCTAAATGTCGATGAATTAATTTCAAAGGGTAACTTTGCAGATAAAATAAATAAAATTATTATAAAAATGGGGGATAAAGTAAAACCACAATTTGACCAAGAATCCGATATTTCTCAAGAGCAACAAGAAGAAGATATGGGTAAACGTGAACTTAAAGACGACAAATTCAGGGGTCGTATTTTAACATTGCTTGATGACATTGAAGCTGGTCAAGTTGAAGGAATTAAACGAGATGGTCGGAGAGATAGGAGATATAAACGAGATGGTGATCAGGGGGGTGGAAGATATACGCGAGATCTTGGATATGGCTTTGGTAATTTAGCCAAAGATGTTGGTGTATTATCTCTTGGTATAGCAAAATCAACACCGATGTTTGTTGCCTTGGCGGTTGCTGGTAAATTGGCGTATGATGCTGGTAAGATGGGTATTGATATACTAAACCAAAAAAATAAAGCAGATCAACAAAGACTTGATAATCAACAAGATGAAGAAAAACTAACAAAAGCTGGTGGATACTTAATACCAGAAGAACGAAAAATATATAAACAATACTTAAAAAACAAAAAAATAGGTAAAGAAACTATACCAGGTACACTCATTGCGGCTAAAGTTCAATCACAGGAAAATTTACAAAAGGTTCACACAAGACTTAGTTATAAGGCAACCAAAGCAGAAAAAAAGATACTTGATGAACGTTTATTGGCTGGTAAAACTAAATTAAAAAACAAAAAATATACAACATTGGACGAGCTTTATCGTGATAGAAACATTGCTGGTAGAACACTAACCGAAACCGTTGGTGAAAAGAGTGATATTGAAGATTATGAAAATTACGAAAAACAAATAAAACAAGCGGAGATATATAAGCGACAAAAATTAAGTGCAACAAGTGAACAAGAAAAAAGACAAAACCAAAAACTAGAAAGTTGGCATAGAGATAAAGCTAAAGGATATTTACATGACACACAGTATGATCCAATGTTTAAGCGTCTCATAACAGGTATGGATGATCGAAATAGGGAATTAATTAATGCGATAGAAGGTATAAATAAACAACAAGAACCAACGACAATAATAAAAAATGATAATCAGTTTTCTTACCTAAATACATACGGTGTTGGTATTGGTAAACAATTTCATAGATGGGATATACTACAATGAGTGTAAAATTACGAGATTTGAGAAATCATAAAAATTTCAGAATAGGTGCTGGTGAATCATTTATAGCTGGTATGGTGAGTAAAACATATACACTTAAAGATATAAATTACGCAACAGGTTCTCCGAACATTGATTCAAAATATAATGATTTAGCTGTTACTAAGATGATGATTCAGGAATTTCAACCACAATATCCAATATATACACAAGAGCTTGGTGAGGCTGGATCAACATTAATAAAGACATTATCACAAAAAGTATTATCATTTTTTAACAGAAGTCTTGGGGGTGTTGTGGCATCTACAGCTAAACAGACAGTTACCGCCGCAGGAACAGTAACAGCAAATAGTTTAGTTGATAGTTTATCAGAAAATCCATCAAAATTATATAATAGGTCTACGGATTCAGCAACATCGTGGTATTCTAATTTATTTAGAGTTGATAATTTGGGTGCGTATGAAGTTCCGTTTTTTAGTGATTATATGTGGGAGGCAGATGGCATTGGTGGATGGTCAACTGGTGATGCAACTAGACAACTTGGAGCAACTGCAACAAAAATGTTAGAGGGTTCGGCTAAGGTAAATTATCCAACAACACCAAATTGGGAATATAAACCAAGTTATCCAAATGTTGATTTTAAATTTCATTTAATAAATGATACATCTAAAAATTTACAAAAAAATATAAAATTCTTAATTGCATTTACGTCTGGTATGTTGTGGGTACAAACAGGACATACCGGAATTGGTGGGGGTGGATTCAAATCACCAAATGTATATTCGGTTGTAGTCCCTGGTAGATTTCGCTGGATGTGGTCTGCATTATCGATAAATTGTAAAGCTGTTGGTAAAATATTTAAAGATGCTGAAGCAGAAAAACTTGGTGATATAAAAGCCTTTACGGGATTAAGTGCTGGTTTCCCAGAAGCCATCGAAATATCAGTAACAGTTAAGAGTCTAATACCAAATAACTTTAATACATTTATAGATTATATGATATATGGTAATTCCGATGTTACAAGAAAAAAAGATAGACTAACAACACAAGCGGCACTTAAAGAACTTAAAGATATTGGTAAAAAAATCGCTAGTATAGGAAAAAAATGAGAACACGAAAACGAGATATAGACGAATTAAATACTACACCATTATCGGAAAATAGTTTATCAAATTATTTTACGGTAGTTAATGATGATAATAAATATCGTTATTTAATGACAAGAACACTATATATTAATGGATCAAATGTTGCCAATAATGACCTATATACTAATTATAATGTACAAAATAATGACCATTGGACGTTGATAAGTTATAAATTTTATGGGTTGATTGACTTATGGTGGTTGATTTGTAAGTTTAACGAAATCAAAAATCCATACGAAATACCAGTTCCAGGAACTATGATAAAAATACCAACAGAAGAATTTGTTGGGTATATATTAGAGCAGATTAAAACATCGGATTAAATATGGCTGAAATTCAAAAACAAAAAATAATAATAGATGATCGAGAATATAATTTTCTTGTTGCAATTGGTCCAGTTAAGGAAGAAATGTTGCGTCTAGAATATGACAACATTAACAATCTTATTATTGGTAATGATGTTGAGAATGGTACACCAAAACTTCAAATTCAATATACCGACATAAATTTTCAAACAGTATCAAAAATTGGGGCTAATGGAAAAACCTTTATCGCTATAGATATATCATGTCCACAAGTTACAATAGAGCGAGGTAAACAACTAGTTTCTGCTTTTATCATAGACGACATTCAAGTGATGTCAGTGGAAAATAATCAAGCAACTTATTTAATAACCGCAACTCACTCTGATGGTGTAATTCTTTCTGATTATATTGATTTTTCTGTTAGTGATGAAAATCCGATAGATATATTAATGAAAGTATTTAAAAAAGCTGGATTAAGTATAGTCAACAAGCAACCACTTCCAGATGTAAAATGTAATCATATAGCTGGATCAAGTGATACATTAAACGATCAATGTTTATATCTTTGTAATATGGCTTCATCAACTAAAGCTGGTAGTTATTTTGTGGTGTATAATTTCTTTTTAAATAAGTGGACGATAGTTTCAACAGCTAATACAGAAAACACAAACTATCAAACAGAAGACGTTGAGACTTTTGTTATTCCGACCATTAATGATGGTGCTGATAAAGCTAGTATAGTTACTAACCTTAAACAAATTAAGGTTAGAGAAAAATCTGAATCGGGTATACCATCATATAACGTTAAGCGTTATGATCACATTAAGAGAAGTTGGGATACAAAACAAATATTGAATAAAATGTTTAAATCTAACATTAATCATACAGGAAAATTCACAAAACCGACATTATCATCTGAATCTGATGAGCGGAGAAGAACTATATATCTTCCAACAAATTCCGATGTTGGAAGAATAGCCAGAAATTTAATTTTATATACAGACGCTATAGAATTTACAACAATGGGAAATCTTAGGAAAGAGGTTGGTGGATATATAAATGTAAAAAGCTCATCAGTTGAATTAAATAAAAAATTTGGTGGTGTGTGGATGATAGCTAAGATTGACCATGTAATAAATAAAACCGGATATAGATGTAATATTGTTGCTGTCCGAGCTACCAATTTAAAATATGAGAATAGTAAGAAAGCTGGAGATGCTTAATTTACTATTCTCATAAAAATTTTACATTGAATCGATTATTTTAATTAATTGTCGTTTACTAAATTTAGTTTTATTTAGAACAACCAGATTTTTTCCTTCAATCAAATAATCTAAATCAACTTCTTTAATTTTACCATAAGTATTAGCGGATTCTATATATGCTCGTTGTGCCGCTAAATCCCGAATTTCTGAGCCATTGTAAATTTGATTAATTTGGTTGTTGGTTAGGTTATTTACCGAAACCTTAAGGGTGTCAAATCCATCGTCTGTGGTAATCAATAAGTCAACTGGTTCATTACAATATTTGACTTGATCATCATAAGAACATTTTTCGAGTTTCTTATATCCAAGTCCACTCTTTAACATTAAATATGGATAAAGAGTTTTGTTTGCCATTCTTCTTAAGGCAGTTATTAAAACTGGAGAATATCCTGTTTTCTCAATGATAAGGTCAAATCCATTTTCATTCGATTTAATTATTTCTTCGATTATTTCACCAGCTCTAATCCAATTAGCTATTCCTTCTGTTATCAACTTAATAAGCTCGGTAATCTGTGATGTGATTAATTTTGACATAATTCTGCTCCCATGTTAGTTAATTTAAAAAAGTTTCTTGTTTGATTTGTTATAACATTTTTTTGTCTATAGTTTTTATGATATTCTGGATTATTAATTATCCATCTTTGTTTATTTTCTTTTAACTTTTCTTTATTTTGTTCTCTATATTTTTTATCATATTCTTTTGCCTTTTCTTTATTTTGTTCTCTATATTTTTTTAACTCTTCTTTATTTTGTTCTCTATATTTTTTATCATATTCTCGTTT